ATTCCAGCCGTCCCCAAGAGCCCTGCCTAGCCCGCAAACACTAATGCCCCGCAAGGGGGGCCTGCGGGGCATTAGGTCTTGTAGGAGCAAGTCTTATTCTTCGTAGTCCTCTTCGCCGTAGTACTCACGAATGTAGGCTTTGATTTCAGCTAGGGGCACATCTTCAAGGATCATGATTGCCACTTTCTCATCTTTGCCAGGGTCGCCGTACCAAACATTGATGCCCTCAAGGGTCAAGCTGTCGTGCAACATGGTGCCAACTCTGCGTAGCTTTTCAACTGTGTACATTTTTATGCCTTTCTAAGTTTGTGGTGCTGGCGGGGCTTGTGTGCCCCGCCAGCGGGGTTGGTTAGATGCTTGCGGTCTCGCTTGCGGTGTTCTCTGCGTCAATCTCCTGGCAAATACGGATTGCCTCAGTCAACTTGCCTAGTTCGTCGACCAGGGTATTGAACACATCGGCGTCTTCAATCAATGGAGACATGGCCTCAGCAATCTGGTAGGTGATTGCGCTTGTTAGTCCTGCGTAGTTAGTCATTCTTTTTGCTCCTATTTTGTTGACCTGGTACCTGGGTGGTACCTGGTTCGATTACTAATTTACGGGCTTTTGATGTTGTGAGGGATTCCAGCCGTCCCCTATATGTCTAGCTTCACCCCTCTAAAAATCTAAAACTCACTGCCTGTCTATCATCTCTGCTATGATTGCAAGCATGGAATTGTTTGAGACTGTGAATGCCATCATCACTAGCGGGACTATTATCGCCCTGATTGCTTTTTTCGTTTGGGCGGTGTTGCACTGATGGCTAGGATTGCTGACCACCCTGTTCGCCTTGCTCGCATTCAGGCTGGGCTGTCCCAGAATGCCCTGGCTACTAAGGCTGGTATTCATCGGAGCGCTTTGACCGCTATTGAGGATGGCAGGACTAAGCGCCCCACCTCGACACTTATCGGTACTTTGGCTGCTATCTTGGATGTCCCTACGTCCGAGTTGGAGAAGCAGATTGATGATTGGTTGAGTAAGCCGTTGACTCCGCATTTGAAGCCTGCTGCTAAGAACTTGATGGAGATTCCGCCTTACGTTTTGAATCAGTATTATAAGAGCTTTGCTCAGTGGCGAGCGGAGATTGCTCCTACGCAGACAGCGTTTGCAAGCATGTTGCGTATCAATCCAGCAATCGTGAGGGACTATGAGAGTGGTAAATATTTGACTATGCCTGATGGTCTATCAGGAAAGATGATGCAAGCGTTTGGTATTGGTGGCGAGTATTTGGTTGCGTTGGAGGGGTTGCCTCGTGGCTGATACACCGTATACGGCTGGGTATCGTGCTGGTCAGAAGTTCGTGGTTGAGAAGGTGCTCGCGTACTTAGGCACACAGACGTCGGAGAGCCCGATTGCTGCTAGTTTTGCAGCGGAGATTGCACGGATGTTTAGGAGCAGTGATGGACCTAAGTAAATTTGAGACGAGGTTAGAGAGTGATAAGAGAACAAAAGAGCAAGCCCTTTTTGAGTCTGTATTGGCAGCTGCTATCGCTGCAGACAGGCAAGGCTTATTTCTTGAGACTCAGGTTATATTGGACCAAGACCCCCTTCTTGAAAAGGGACAAGTTGAACTGGTCTGGGCCTCTTCCAAATTCCAGAAAGCGCTCGCTGACCGTGGAATTAAAACTACTGCGAACCCAAATCTTACTCTTAGACAGGAAAATTTCCTTCAAGCGTATCTAAACCCGATGAATTTGCTGACACCGCAGGTGTTGGCTAAGCGTATGAAAATCTCAGTGAATGAGATTGATGGTTGGATGCGTCAGAAGGAATTCGCTGCAGCGATGGTTGCTAAGAGCGAAGATAACCTGAAGAAGTATCTGCCAATGGCTGATGCTGCGCTGGGGCAACTTGTGCAGCAGGGTGACATGAAGGCGATTACTTTCATCAATCAGATGACTGGGCGCTTTGACCCGAATGCTAAGCAGAACTTGGATGTGCCAGCGTTGCTTATGCAGGTGCAGGACATTATCTTGCGCCATGTGTTGGACCCTGCGGTGAAGCGTAATATTGCGCGTGAGCTGATTGCCCTGGCATCAGGACAATCACACTTCGCGGCTTTGCCTGAACCTGCGGATAATAGTATACAATTGGGGGAGGTAGAGACGACCAAAGTTATTGACTAACTAGGAGTCTCTATGTCGTATACGCAGACCACCGAGCTTGACCTTGATAAGGCAGTTCCTGGTTCTAACCAGCCGTTTGAGACCACTTCGATTAACTCGAACTGGGACAAGGTTGACGCAGCTGTTGTCGCTATCAAGGGCGCTTCTACTGGCAGTTCTATTGTAAAGATTGACGGCGGAACTGCATAATGGCTGAGCAAGAGGGCATGCACGTTAAGGTCACAATTAATGACCTTTACAAGGAGCAGCAGGAAACCAACAAGTTGTTGATTCAGTTGGCTGCTGATTTGCGTAACATGTCTGACTTGCCTGACCGCGTTCGTGCGGTTGAAAAATACCAAGATGAGAATGCTTGGGTCCCTAAGCTTCTGTGGGCTGCATTGATTGCTGGCATCACAGGGTTTGCAACATCTCTTTATCTATTGATTGTAGGAAAATAATATGTCTAACTATGTTCTGCCTTTCCCTAAGTCAACTATCCCTAAGGGTGGCGACTTCGGTAACAAGGAAGCTCCTCGTACTAACGCACACCGTGGTGTTGACTTCGCTGTTGCTGGTGGCACTAAGATTAAGTCCATCTCTAACGGCAAGGTTGTCGTAAACAAGTGGTCTGCTGTGTTGGGTAACGTGGTTGCAGTTGAGGACCCTAAGGGCATTGTTTGGGGATACTGCCACTTGCGTGATGCGAGCCCGTTGAAGCTTGGCACTGTTGTTGAGGCTGGTAAGACTGTTGTTGGTCTTGTTGGTAACACTGGTTCTGCTAGCCGTGGTGCACATTTGCACTTCACTTGTGGTTCTGACATGAACTCGCCTTTCCAGGGTTGGGTGCAGGACCCTATTGCTTGTGCTGAACGCATGATTGCTAAGGAGAAGCCTGTTGCTAAGCCTGTTGAAGTTGTTGCCCCTGTCGCTGCGGAAGCGCCTGCCGTTGAAGCTGCGCCTGCTGTTGTTGACACCGAATCAGCGCCGAGTGTATCAGCGCCTGCTAAAAAGCCAACCGCAAAGAAGAAGTAAATGAAGAAAATTTTTGCTAATAAGTATGTGAAGCGCACTTTGCGTGTGCTTGCTTTTACCGCTGCTGCTGGTTTGAGCTTCATGGGTGCTGGTAACGCTTTGAACTTTGGTGCTTTGGAGTCTGCTGCTTTTGGTGCTATTGGTTCGCTTATGGGCCTTGCAATTGGGCTATTGTTTAACTATGCCCTTGACGGCATGCTATCTGACGAAGAGTTCGATGCTAACATCAAGCAGGCTGTTGATACTGTGAACTCAAAGACTAAGAAAGCTGATAAATAATGGATTACTCACCGTCACCGTCATCACCTAACATGGGGATGAAGAGCAAGAAGAAGGCTGTTGCTAAGCGCATGGCTTCTAAGAAGATGGACACTACTGGTTTCATGTCTGTTGAGGATGTTAAGAAGGCTAAGAAGGCTGGAACATTCAAGGACTGGACTGAGAAGTACAACAAGAAGTAAAATGCCTATCAAGTTCACTGACAAGCAGTCGTACCACATGGTTGACGGCAAGCGTGACTACATGTCAAAGAAGCAAGGTGTGGCTATCCAGCTGGCTAAGCTACGTAAAGAGGGACGCATTCCTCCAAGGAAGAAATAATGTCTGAAGTTGAAATTGAAATCAAGTCTGGCGAGAAGTGTTCTCACTGTGGTCAGGACATGAAGGCTGAAGGTCCTGCAGAGTCTAAGGATGCTATGTTGGCAGAGCTTAAGGGTTTGTTGAACGACAGCACCCAGAATGGCATGGCTGAGCGTCAGATGAAGATTGATGAGCTTATGTCTAAGATTAGCGAGCTTAAGGAAGACTAATGGCTTCTGAGGCTTGGCAGCGCAGCGAGGGCAAGAACCCTGCTGGCGGTTTGAACGAGAAGGGTCGCAGGTCTTACGAGGCTGCTAATCCTGGTTCTAACCTGAAGGCGCCTGTTAAGGCTGGCAACAATCCTCGTCGTTCTTCTTTTCTTTCGCGCATGGGTAACATGCCAGGTCCTGAGCGTAAGCCTAATGGCGAGCCAACGAGGCTTTTGTTGTCGTTGCAGGCGTGGGGTGCAAGCTCTAAGGCTGATGCGAGGAAGAAGGCGCTGGCTATTCAGCGAGCTAAGGCTTCTAAGAAGTAAAGGAAAAACCCCGCTTATTCGGCGGGGTTTTCTTCTGTCTCTTCGATTTCAAAGTCATTTAGCACAAGCCTAATTGTGGGACATGGGTAAGCGACTGACTCTCCAGCGAGCGCAGTGCAGTGTGTGCAGCCTTCTGCTGTGTCAATTTCATGTAGCAGTGCTACGTTTTGCAGTGTCTGGTATAGCACGCCTGCGCCCTTCTTTAGGGCTTCAATCTCTGTCTCGTTCATTATTGTCCTTGTTGTAGTATCTGTTCCTGGATGCGCTTTAGTCTAGCATTAAAGTCGCTTTGAGCGTTCTTGATGTTTTGTGGTGTACCAACATCGCTTACACGCTGACCAACGGTGAAGTTTAGGAGCTTCAAGTATTTGTCACGGTCAGTGATTGGGTTCTTGTCTTCAGGACCCTTGCCTGGTGGGGTGTACAAGCCTAGACCTTGGAATAGCTGCATGGTACCAATGTTGCTTAGCAGGCTGTCTCCAGCGGTCTGAATGTCTTTGACGGTGCTTGGCTTGCCTGTTGATGGGTCTGTACCAGTTAGCCATTCGATACCAGGCTGGAACACCATGTTGATGTTCTTGCCAATTACGCCTTGTCCAACAGTTTTTAGGTTGTCGAATGCTTGCTTGTCAATTGTCTTTGTTGGGTCGAACTGGATGTTCCAAGTGTCAAGTACGTCAAGTGGTAGCACTGATGGACGGTAAACGATACCACCGCGAGGACCTTGCATGGTTGGTCCGTAGGTGCTGTAGTTGATGTAGCTTGGTGTGTTGTTCTTGTCGCCCCATAGGTTTCCGATTGAGTTCGGACCCATCTGGTTTGCAAGTGCTTGGTTGTAGAAAATCTTTGACGGAATTACCATTGCAGCGGTGTGCTCTACAGCCATCTTTAGCATGGCGTAGTGTGCACCCTTTAGCCATGTGTAGTAGCTAAATAGTGGACGAATCTTTTGGCGCTCCCATGCAGCTAGCGATTCAATCATTGGGTGGTAGGTTGTCAGCTCTTCTGTGATTGCACGGATGGCGTCTTCGCGAGTCTTGAAGCTGCCTTTCTTGAGCACATCTAACGCAGTTGCAACACGAGGAATGTTTCCTGCGTATGCAACAGCGTCACCAGCAGGCTTGGTTGCTGTCAACCATACACGCTTAGCGTTTGCCATTTGTGCTTTTGCACCAGACTTTTCTAGCATCATCTTGTTGTATGAGGTTGCTTGGTCTGAGCCTGTTGCGAATGACTGTAGTTCAGCCATTTGAATCATTTCGTCGTTGGCTGCGACGTTGGTGCGTAGCGCACCTGAGTCGCGAAGGATGTCAAGCATGTCTTGGTCGCTGATTGTTTTGCGACCGCCAATGTCGAATACCATGCCTGACTCTGCTTCGGCAATTTCACGTTTGGTTAGTCCTGCAAGTGACTGGCTTAGTAGTTCCATGCGCTGCTTACCGCCACTCTTTGACCAGTCGGCAGCAATCTTGTCGCCAGCGAATTGCATTACAAGGCGTGATGCAGGGCCAAACATTAGAGGGTTTGTGCCACGCATTAGCGAGGTAATGCTGTCACCGATTGTGGTGTTGACCAAGTGGCCTGGACGCAAAACGGTTTGGGTTGTTTTGAAGATACCTAGCAGGGTCATGCTGTTGCGAACGAACTTGCCCATGTTGTTTGTCATGGTGTAGTTGTAGTGACGCTCTAGTGCACCGATTTGCTTTGCGGTGTCTTTAGGGAATAGGTTGTCTTCTTCAGGGAACCACTTTAGTAGGCTGTGTCCGTTTGATGCGGATGCAACCTTTACGAACTCACCTGATTCAATCGCAGCTTTGCGTGCTGCTTCTTTGCTCATGCCAGGGTAGTACTGCATAAAGTTGAAGTCTTCAACAATCATGCTGGCAAGAGTTGCCTCACTGCTAGCGTGCTGAATTGCAGCGATAGCTTTGTGGAACATTGCGATTGAGCCAACTGAGTCTTCACGCTTTGCAATTTCTGCAGTCCAAGCAGCTTTAGCTTCAAGGTACTGGTCTAGGGCAGCTTTGCTCTTTGCTTTCATACCAGCGTCTGCAGATTCAAGACCTTGCATAACATACGCAGGTGGGTCACCAATCGGAAGCCAGCCAAGAATCTTGTGGATGTCTTTAGGTTCTTTGAAGATGCCCCAGTTTGGAATGAACTTGTCGATGTTCATCATCTTGAAAGCTTCTTCGATGTGTCTTGGTGATAGCCCACGGTCGATGACGTGCTGTGTTGTTGAGTCCCAAACTTTGCCAAAGACGTTTGCTAGTTCTGCGGTAGGGCCATCCTTGGCCTTGTCAAGAACAATCTTGTTTACTGCAGCGTTTAGCGCCTTGTCCATGTCTTCGCTCTTTAGGCCTGCAACACGGAATGTTTTGAATGCTGAGCGCATCATATCTGCGGTGTCAGCGATTGCGTTGTGTGCTGTTGACTCTACGCGAGCTAGTAGTGGTGCAAGTGTGCGGAAACCAAAACCACCTTGTAGCTTCTCACCTAGACGACCGAGTGCAGTTGTGCCTGCTTCTTGCGCTGCAGTCTTGTAGCTTCCTTCGGTGAAGTAGGTTGGTGCTGGTGTCACACCGTCGGCCTGTACTGCGCCAGGTGGTGGAGTTTCGATGTCAACCTTCATGCGACCTTCATCGGCACGCTTTACGAATACTTCCTCATCCATACGCTCCATTACGGCTTCTGGGTTGTTAGGAGTCATTGCGTCAAACTGGGCAACCTTAGCAAGCACTTCTTCTTGTGCGTTTGCTTTGTCGTTCTTGGCAATCTGGGTGCGACGAGCTTCGTCGAAGCTTTCGAAGATTTTGCGAGTTTCTGCTGTGTGACGAACGCCATATTGCTTGAAGGTTGGGATGGCCACTTCTTTGTCCACTAGGAAGCGTGAGATGTCAACCATGCCAGATTTGGTGTAGATGAAACGGTTTGGCATGTCTTCCAGAGCCTTGAGTGCAGCTTTGCGGTTGAAACGCTCAGCGTCAACCCATGCTTGTCCGTTCCAGTACTGAGTTTCAAGCCCAGCCTTACCCATCATGGCACGAGACTTGACTAGCGATTCTTCGATGGCTTTGTGAGCCTTGTACCAGTCAGTTACCTGTGCTGGGCTCATGTCGGTTGTTAGCTTCTGTAGGCTTGCGTCGAAGTCATCTTTCGATACAATCCAAGCCTTCTCAGCAGCGTCAACTAGGTTCTTGTCAACGCCTGGGATGCTGCTTGCTACAGTTGGCTCCCACTTGTTGTATGTCTCGAACGCTTTCATGAAGTCGTCGTAGACTTCAGAAGCGTTAGGGTTAGCGCGACCTAGCTCTGCAATCTTGTTGCGGTATTCGGTAGCAGCAACACCCTTTAGTTCAGGTGAGCTAAGCTCTAGGAATACGCGAGCGGTTGAGCGGAATACTTCACGGGCAACATTGCCGTTTGAGAATGCGAAGATGTCTGCAACTGCTGCGAACTTAAGCATCCAGTCGTAAGCCATCTTGTCTTTTTCGAACTGGCTGGTTACGCCACGGTCACGCATTGCGGTGTATGCGCCGAGCAATGTGTCAACCATTGCAGATGAGAATCGCTGTGCAGGCTGGGCTAGGTCGATGATTTCAGACTTTAGCTTTGTCTTGTGAACAGCAGCGAAGTCTTCGCCGTTCTCGATGATGAACTTTACAAAATCGTCAACATTCTCGTCAACGATAGCCTTGAAGTCTTCTGACCAGGTTTTACCAGGGGATGGCTTCTTTAGTTCTTTAGCAAGTTTTGTTGCGTTAATCTTGCCACCCTTTTCGAGGGCGTACAAAGCTTCGCTTACGGTGTCACCGATTGTCTGGAATGAAAGCGAGTCTGCTTCTGCGACAACTTTCTTGCCAGGATACATTACAGATGGCATTACCAGCTTCATGAACAAGTCGGACTTGCCTTCTTTGAATAGGCCAGCAACGTCACCAATGTTTACGTAGTGGTGGTAGGCGTTTTCTAGCTTACCCTTTGCTTTTCTAGCGGAGCGAACGTGAGTTACGCGAACACCAAAGCCTGATAGTAGGATGTCGTCGACAGTTTTTGTGCGCTGGATAAAGTCAGCTTCAATTTGCTTAGGAGTGCGCTCTGGCTTGACTTCCAAACCTCTTGATAGGTCGACTTCGCGCTTCTTTGCGCTAGCGCCACGACGGTAAGACATTTTTCCAAAGACGCTACCAAGCACCTTTGTTTCAACATACTGAGTGAAGATGTTGTTTAGGTAAGCTTCGGTTGAACCGTCTTCACGGTAGGCACGAGAGTACAACTGACCGAGGCTGCTGATGCCTTGCTCTGGAGATTTAAAGATTTGACCAAACTGAGACTTTAGGCCACGACCGATGCTGTCTGCAGCGTCGTCAATAAACTTGCCAAGCCCAATCTCACGAGACTGAACAAGTGACTCACCTGCTGCTTGACGGCTAACCGCTGCTGCTGCAATGTCAAGTTCCTGTACGCCACGAAGAATTTCGTTCTGGGTAGCAAACGCCATGTCCGATAGCGAAACGTCGGTTGACTTCATTAGCGCTTCAACATCCATGTTTGCCAAGTTGCGACGAACTTCGTTAACTGTTGTTGCACCCTTTGTGCTTAGTGCGGTGCGAAGAAGGTCAGTGCTGCGTCCAGACTGTAGCGACTTCTCAATACGAGTTAGCGCTTCGCTTTCTGGGTCGATTAGACGTAGAACCTTTTCAAGGGTCCCAGCATCGATTGGGTCCTGCATGCGAACACCAGCAATGAACTCGTCAAAGTTCTTGTATGACTTCTGCTGCACATCTGGCATCTCATCGAAAATCTTCTTTAGCGCAGCAACGTCAGTCTTGGTTCTTGGGTCAAGCGCACCAGTCTTCTCAATTTTGAGCGACATTTCCTTACCAAGGATGTTTGAAATGTTTGTGCGGTTAAGGCTGGTGATTTCATCGTCACCTTTTTGAGCGATACGAAGGAACTTGTCAAATAGTCCAGTCATGTTAGGGATGATGTCATCGCCAAGGTCTCTGAAGTTTGCTGGAGTGTTAGGGTCAGTCAGCAAGCTAGCAACAGTGACAGGCTTGCCGTTGCGAGTTGCAAGTACGTTGCCAGATAGAGCCTTTACAATGTTTTGCTTTACAGGGTCCGCGCTGTCTGCATATTGTCTTAGCAATGAAAGCGGGTTTGTGCCATCTTCGACCAATGCGTAGCGCATGTTCTTTAAAATGTCTGGGTTTGCCCCAACTTTGTCTGCAAAGAAGCGGTAGATGCGCTGAGTGTTTGTGTCTAGTGCTGCGCTTGCGCGAGCTACGAGGTCACCCTTGCCTACCTGGCTAATCTTGATGCCCTGAACGAGCTTGTCAATCTTCGCTAGTCTGCTGGTTAGTTGTTTTGCTGTAACTACGCCGACTGGGTTTTGCTTTGCAGCAAGTTCGATTGCGGAAACTTTTTGGCGACGCTGTGCTGGGTCAAGAACTGGAATATTCTCAGCACGTGCAGCATTTGCAGCATTTGCAACAACCTGCGCTGGAGTGATGTCTGTTGCAATCTGGTCATCCGCAGCACGGGCAGCAGCAGTAGCAACCTCAGTACCTAGGCGCTTAGCCTTAGCGGTCTTCTTATCAATCTTTCTTACTGAGTACTTTAGGAAACTGTTCTCAGCTGAAACACGAGCACCTTTGTAACCAGCTTCAAGACCAGAAGCAAGCATCTGTGCCAATGCAGCAGAGATGCTGCGCTGACCTTCAATTTCAACTGGCTTGTAGGTGTACTGCTGAATCTTCTCTTTAGCCTTGAGTGTGCGCTGTACGGCAGCCTCGCTGGTTAGACTTCCAGTTTTTAGGTTTGGTGCAATTTTTTCTGCTGGGCTAATCGCTTCGCCAACACCCTTAGTCTGGGCCTTGGTAATCTTTGCAGCAGTTTCAGATACGGCACCCTTGGTTACAGCAGCAGCGCTACCTTTCAGGGCGTACTTGGTTCCTGCAAGCGCAGCTTTGATAGGCGCTGAGATGATAACGCCTGGTGTGTAAGTTAGCGGGTCAAGCGCAATGTCTGCAGCAAGTGATGACCAGAAGTCGTTTGACATGCCAGCATTTTTGAGAATGTCTGAGCCTGTGTCAGGGCGCTTACCGTTTGTCCACGCAACAGCATTTTCTGCTGCACCGACGATTGGGTTCTTACCCTTTTGCGCTGCAGAGATACCGCCTTCTACTGCATAAAGCGGAGTAGAAACGATGTCAATAAGTGTTTGACCGAACGACAGAACTGGCTGCCAGGGGTTAGTGGCAGGGGTGACGGGCACACGAGAACTGACTCCTGCAGCACGAGAGGTGGTCCCAGCTGCACGAGAACCCGTGCCAATAATACGTGAGCCTGTTGGAGCCAAGATATGTCCTCTTTGTCGTTTAATTAATTATAGACGATGGCGAGGTTTTATTTGCCGTATAGCTGTTCTGCGATGGTGCGTGCTTCGTTTACTAGGTCACGGTTACCGCCAGCATTTACCCAACGGTCAACAATTGCACCGATTGTAGGCTCTTTTCTGGTTCCAGTAGCAGTTGCAGGGTTAGTGTCACCGTAAGCGGTTCCGTAAGCCTTGCTTAGTTGGTTGGTCAGTGCGTTGAAACGCTGGCTTCCAAGTGAGTTGCGAAGCTTGTCAAGCGCTGGAAGTTTGTCTGCTGCAGATGCCTTAGCATTTGCAGCAGCGATTGCAGCGTTGCGAGCAGCAACAGCTTCAGCGTATTTAGCCTGTGCGACGTTGGTTTCTTGACCAAACTTCGCAGCAGCAATGTCTGACTGTACCTGTGCAGTGTTGCCACCGATTTGCATTAGGCGGTCTTCAAGTGAACGCTGTAGGTCTTGAATTGCAGCAACCTGCTGGTAGCCGTAGCCTTCGCCACGGGTGCGTGTGTCTTGCTCAGCCTGAGACTGGTTTACACGCTGTAGGTTATCCCAAGTGGTCTGGTATTCAGTTGCACGTGCGTTACCTTCTGCGGTTGCAGTTTGGATAGGGTTTGCAGCCATACCAGGCCCAGCACCACGCTCAGCACCAGTTGCCTGAGCTTGTGCTACACCAGCCTCCATAGCCCCTGTAGCAGCCTGTGTACGCTGTTGTAGGGCGTTTGACGCTGCTGTGAGGCTTTGGGTGAACTGCTCTTTAATCTTGGCTTGGTCAGCTGCTGCAAGACCACTAAGTGCACCAAAGATGTTCTTTAGGTTTGCAGCGTTTGTTTCGTAGCGCTTGTTAGCAGCAGTCTGTTGCGCTTCAAGCTGCTGAAGAATTGGGTTATAAATAGTGTCGATGCCAGGCACGCGAAGTAGGTTAGTTAGCGAGCTTGATGCAGATGCTCCGCCACTAGTTGAGCCAGTTCGGGCTGCAGTTGACGCTGAAGGCTTAGCAGCAGTTGGCTTTGCAATGGAAGCAGGCACACCTACAATAGGCTTTACAATGTTTGCGTTAGATGGCTTTGGCATAGTTTTACCAGTAGTAGCAGTGCCAGACTGAAGGTTTTTCTGCACACCAGATAGCCAGTCACTTACACCTTTACCTACGCTAATGGTGGTTGGCTTATTGGCTGGGACGCCCCAAGGGTTTGTGTTAGTTGCCATTAGACGGTTCCATATCTTGCTAGGGCAGCCTGAATTGCCTGCTGTGTTGCTTGAGTCTTGTACTGCTGTCCAGTCAGGGTGCCAGTCCAGTCATAGGTTGGGTTAGTTACGTCACCGAAGTTCTGTAGGAACTGGTTGTTTACTGCGGAAATCTGGTCTTGAATGTTTGTGCGGGCAGCAATTTGCTCAGCGTTTGCACGAGCTTCAGCCTGTGATAGCGCACCAGCAGCTCCGCCAGCCATGCCACGTGCAGCGTAGTTGCCAGCAAGACGACGACGGGATTCAGTTGCATTAACATCTAAAGCTTTGCGCTCTTGTGCCTTAGCAGTTTCAGTGTTCTGCTTTTCTGCAAGCGCAGCGTTGCGAGCATAGTTGAAAGATGATTCACCAGCAGCCATTGCTGAGCGGTATGCTGGGTCAGCTTCAAGTGACCATGCTGGAACTTCTGGGGCAGCAAGTGTGTCCACTGGAGCAACTTCTTGCGAAGCCCCATATTCGGCTACAGCTTTTGCCCATGGGGTGTCAGGTCCGAATTGCGAGTTACTTCCAGATACGCCAGGAGTGCTCACCTTTGGGGTTGCAAGAACCTTAGTTGAAGTCTTTGGAGTAGCAGTCTTTGTAGCAGTAGTCTTAGCGACTACAGCTCTGCGGTCAGCAGCCTGAGCAGCTAAACGAGCAGCTGAGGCAACATTAGAAGTAGCCATTACTTCACCAACTTCTGTACGTTAGATGAGGCGTATGCACCAGCATTCATGCCTTTCATCTTTGCCAAGATAGCATTCTTACGGGCTTTTAGCTTACGGTCACGCACAGCGTAGCCAGTCTTATCCACAGCCCCACGGGTAGGCGATGAGCCTACTTGGTTGTAAATCTTTGCACCCGCAGCATAAGGGTTAAACTCGTAGTTGCCGAGTACGGCATTACGCTCAGCCATTAGTTAGCTTCCTTTTGAATCTTCGCCTTAGCGCCAATCATAGGAATGATGCTGAAGACCTGAACAGGTGAAGTTGACGCCGTACCGTCACAGTCTAAGTATAGCTCAAAGTAGATGCGTCTGAAGCGTAGGGCTTGCTGCAGCTTGACCTCTAGGCGTAGTGGGCGTGAGGTAATTGGGATGGTATCGACAAGGGTACCAATCTGACCAGTAGACTCCTTGAGGTTATCCCAGCTACCAAACTCGGTATCTCCTAGACCCTCATAAGACAGGTCATCCCAAGTAGAGAAGCCTGTTTCTTCGGCGTAGTCCTTTGAAACTTCATCCCACTTGACAACTACGTCGCTCTCAGTGATAGCAACAGGATAGGCAACAGCCTTGACTGGCAATGCGGTGGCAAGGTCAGCGGTCCAGAAGTAGAGGCGTTTCCATTCGACAGGCGTAGCGAAGTCGTAAATCTTGGTCTGCATCGAGCACTTGAATTCCTCAGTACCACCAAAGCTCACATTTGAGTCCTCGGTGCGGTATAGGCAGAAATCAGTTAAACCAGTTGCGTCCTGGCTTGCTGCGCCAGAGATACCATAGAAAAGCGATTCGGCGCTTTCTTCTGAGCGTCGAGGCACTGTAATAAAATACGCGACTTTGTGTGTGCTTTCCCACTGGCTCCATGTCTCCGTGTCTAGGTTGTATGCGTACACACTTCCGTTGTGCCATACGAGGCAACGGCGACCGACGATGCTTACTGCGTGTTGAAAGCGCTTGTCAAACTCTGCTGTCTCGAATGTTACTTTTTGTGCGTTAAGTGGATAGTACAACCAGTTCTGGTATTTGTAAAGAATCCCGCCCGATAGAACAAAGTGGGCGTTTTCAAACTTGACAACTGAGCGTCGTGACTCAGCACCGATGTCCTGCTGCATAGCCTGCATGACGCCTTCTTCAGGAACATCAGAGTAGCTATAGCGGTAGGTGCTGCGGTTGCGGAAGATAACGATGTCGTTATAACCCTGTGCGATTGCGGTAATCCATTGCCCGTCACCGCCACCAATTTCTACATACATGTAGTTGGAGTTTGCGTCTAGCCAGTTCCAGACAGATGTTGATTCACCTGATGGGCCAGCGGTAGAGATGTTTGTCCAGTAAACAATGTTTGCTGTGGAGGTCTTCTCTACGCCGTATCCAAAGAAGCGGGTTTGAAAAAGCTCAATACCACCTAAGGCAGGCATTGATGGAGTGTTGGTGAAAGTGCCACCCTCCCAATATCCGCCCTGACCCGCAGTGGTTGAGGAAAGAACAATTTTGTTTAGGTACTGGGTGCAGTCTGACGCCTTGAACGAGGCAATCTCAGTCCAGGTCTGTGCAACAACTGCGTAAATCCAAGTCTTTGCGTTGGTGGTTGCTACTAGGTAGCGTGTGCCATCAGCTTTGATGTAGGTGCCTAGAATGTCAACTGCCTGACCTGCTACAGGTGTGTAGACTACAGCGCCATCTTTCTTTTCAGGGTAGATGGCTGGGCGTGACATAAGCGAACCAGATGAGGTGAACTCAAAGTTAACAATGTCAGCAAGCTCATTATCAGCGATTGATGACTGGTCCCAGTAGTTGTTTAGACCACCAGTAAAATTCTGAAGTGCAGCACTTCTTTGACGGATGATTGTCGACATTAGGCGCGGTAGTCCATAGGGTCAGGTAGCACGCCAGAGTAAAGCGATTCTTGCGAGCTAGTGTCTTTAGTAAATAGGCGGTCTAGGCCATCACGGAACTGACGGTGCTTAAAGTTTGCAGCGTCGTAGTTCTCGTCCATTTCAAGCGACTGAGCAATTACATAGTTGACAAGCTCGTTGAAGTAGCGGTCAGGGATAGCGATTGCTGAGCCAAGTGCGGTAAGCGATGCTGGGCTCTTGATGTACTCAAGCTTTAGGCCATTTGTGATGCTCTTGCTTGGCACTGGGTAGAAGGTAATAATGCCTGCACGCTCGTACCAAACTTCAGGACGGTCAGCAGTGTTTAGCTTTGTTGGGTCCTGCTTTTGAATGTATTCACGAGCAGCCTGCGGGGTTAGGTTTACAATAGGGAATCCGTCAACATAGACGGCTTCGATGATTAGAACCTTGTCGTTTGGGAAAGAGTACTCGTACTGACCAGACACAACATTGCTGTATTTGGTGTCACGAAGAATTGGGTTAGAGTTGACAATTTCGCGCTGACCGTCATTAATCCAGCGGAGGATTGAGGCGTCAGATAGCTGAGCGCCAGATGTATCACCAAATGATGAGCGAACTCGGTTGGCTACGTCAGTTCCTGTGTAGGAGAACTCTTCTGCTGGCATGGCTACTTCCTAAGGGTCTTACCGTCATGCTTCCAAACATTCTTGTTTGACTTCATGGCAGACTTCAAAATGTCTTTCTTTTCGGCACGCCACTCTTCTTCACGCTTCGCCTCTAACGCTGCGTGTGCCATCTCTAACAATTGTAGCTTATTGACCTTTGAATTAGGGTCATGCATGTTGTTTTCGAGCAGTCGAGCCACCAAACGGTGGTCGATTTCAGCCTCGTGAATGTTGGTAATTAGGTACGCTGGCTGGAGTGCTGGCTCGTCAATAAGAGCAAAAGGCATCTCTGGGTTGAATTGTGGGTGGCCTGGCTCCATACGAATCAGGCGTACTGTCGGGAAAATGTCCTTGATTACCGCAGCGACTCGGCGCTGGTGGTCATTGTACAATCCGTCTATTTGTGCAAAGTTAATGAAGTTCATAGGGTATATCTTACAGGCAATAAAAAACCCCCGCTACTGGGCGAGACGGACCACAGTAGCGGGGGAGTTTTTATAACGGCTTACAGCTCAGCGATGTTTGAAAGCTTTGCGTGTGCGTTACGACGGTAAGTACCGATTTCTGAGTACTGGTAGATACGAGCTTCGTATGCATCAGTGTCAGCAACACGTGACCACATTGAACCATCGCGGTCCATCCATGCCCAGTCGCGCTTACGGTTGATAACCAATTCGCTTGAAGACAATGCGTAAAGGGTTCCCTTTGGCGCAGCGTAGTCAGAAACGAACTTGATTGGCTTACCTAGTGCTTCGAAGGTGAATGAACGCTGTCCACCAGTTAGGCCAGCGCCGTTGGTGAACTGACGGAAGCCCTGTAGTAGGTTCCAGTAAGCGTTGTATACACCTGGTGAAGCTAGGAATACGTCAACTTCTCCACCCTGCTTGTCAACCTTCTGAACTAGGTTGATAAGAGCTAGCTCGGTTAGTGAACCTGGGGTTCCAACTGAGCCTAGGGTCTCAACGGTTGAGTTCCAAACTGGAACAGTTGCACCGTCGATGCCGTGTAGTGAAGTACCTGATGCAACGATTGCCTCAAGACCAGTTAGCTCCTTGTTGAAAGAGTTGGTGGTGTTTGATGCACGAACGATGATGTCACCTGCGGTCACTGCAACAGCAGTGTCGAAGATTACTACACCAGTTGACTCGTTTACAGACTGTACAACGATACCTGCGTAAAGAACGGTTGGAGTACCGTCAGTTAGGTCGTCACCGTCTAGTAGGTCAACAACCATGTCTGGCTCAATCCAGTGAGCGTCAACGAAGTCAACTGAAGTGTCTGCAGTTGAGTCGGTTGTCTTTACTACACCCAAAGTACCAGTTCCGTTTCCGTAAATCTGGCGGTTTAGGTCACGAGCAAGGTCCTTCTTTAGGCCCTTGATTTCGTTGTCAACTACGTTGATGAATGAGTTGTAGTTGTCTGCAGCCTGCTCGAAAAGCTGACCGTCTACCTCGATAGCACCGTATAGGTTCTTTAGGTATAGGTGAGCCTGCTTGTACTTCTGAGCGCCTGCTACTGGTAGCTTCTCGCGAACGCCACGTGCACCGATACCCTGGTTGCGGCCGATGTGTGTGTCGAAGATAGCTTCCTTACCGTTTTGGGTAAGGTGCTGTGATGATGCCTCGATAAATTCGAGGGCTGGGTTCTTGTCGCGTAGCTGTTCGTGAAGGTCGCCGTAAACGAGCTTCAGAGCATCAGACGCAAAGGTTAGGATTCCCTGACCTGCCATGATTTCACTCTCCTAAGAGTTAAATTGGATTTTACGAAAAAGTAGATATCGCTTGCCCTGACCCTCTTAGGGGCTGTACACGGATATAAAAATAGTAGCACAAAAAGTACAAGACCCCGCCTTTTGAGCGGGGTCTAAGAATAGGGATAGAAACCCTACTCGCTGTACTTATACTTTAGCGGTTAGCTGAGTTGTACTGGTCAAACATGCGAGCCAGCATTTCCTTCTTGCCCTTGTCATCCTTTGGAATGCTTAGGTTTGGAGCAACCACGCCAGCACCACCAGATGAGCCGATTACAGTCGGAGCTTCTTCGCTTGCAGGAGCGCCTGCAGACTGGAAGCCACCAATCATATCGCTTAGCTGTTTAGCAGCATCAGCGATGCTAATGGTACGTCCAGCAGCTAGGGCTGCGTTCATTAGGTCGTAGATTGCAATCTCGTGTGCTTCGGTGATGGTGTGCTGAGACTTCAGGGCAGCCATGTCAGCGTCGAGCTGAGCAAGCTGGATTTCAGTCTCGCGGTCTAGTTCCTGCTGGTTCTTCCAAGAGTCAACTTCTTCAGTCTTAGCCTTTAGAGCATCAATCTCTTTCTGCAACGCAGCTGGAATCTTCTCGCCGTCAAACATAGATTCGAAGTCATCGCCTGATTCCTTCTCCATGATGTCAGCTGCAGCTTGCTTAGCTTCTTCGGTAAGCAAGCCTTGGTCCTTTAGGTACTTCTGCAGGTTCTGGTAAACGGTTACTGGGTCTTCGTCGATTGCACGAGCAAGGCCAAGTCCACCGTCGATAAGGTCTGCGGTAATACCGTCATCAGCAAACTTCTTGAACGGGGTGTACTTTTCCAACTGTTGCTGGAAGTACTTGTCCTGCTCCTGAAGGTGCGGAGTAATTTTTGCATGCCAAGCTTCAGGTAGTTCTGATAGAAGCTTTTCATAGGCAGGGTGTACCTTAGGCTCTTCAGCCTGTGGTGTTTCTACTACTGGTGCCTCAGTAGTCTGTTCAGCATCTTGCTGCGTCTCTTCAGACATGTTTTTCCTTACTGTAGTTGTTGCGCTGTCATACCACTTTGGTCAGGTGTACCTGCTGGTGCCCCTGCTGCTTCAGATGGTAGTTGGGATGTTGCCGCTTGTGGCTCTGCCCCCATCATCATCATCTGAGCGTCTTGCATCATTTTCTGCTGCAAAGCTTGTTCGTGCATTGAGATGTGCTTCTGGAACTCAGCCTTTACTTCATCTGGAAGGATGTCGAATGACTGAGACTTGCGGAAGCGGTTGTGAATCTCGATGTGGACTGCGTGGTTGTCGTAGTCGTGAACTTGGACAACTGACGGAGCCTGCAATGGAATTGGGTTGCCTTCTGCGTCAACCTGTCCAGGAACAATCTTGTCAGGCTCACCTGCTGCAGCACCTTGCTCCCAAGCCTGCTGGAATGCCATGATGTCTTCGGTGGTGAGCTTCTTAAGCATGAGGTTCTCACGCTGAGCGTGGTTTTCATCAAGCTTGATGACGTTGTAGAACTGCTTGAGCATACCCATGTCAAGAATGCGTAGACCTTCTTGGGGGGCAATGAAGCCCATCTTCATCCACTCTGTAATCAAAGCTTGACGTGCAGACTTGCTGGTTGGCAGGGCTGAGCCAGATTCGATGCGGATGTCGTTACCAGAAGCGATGTCTGCGCCAGATAGGACTGATGCGTCAAATGCTCCGTCAGTTCCAACAGTCTTGATTAGACGAGGAGCATTAACGTACTGGATGAATAGGCTCAGAGACTGCTTAGCAATCTTCTCGATAGCAGCTTCGATTGAGTTGAATACTGTGCTTAGGTAAGCGTCGTCGCGCTCTTGCAAGTAGTTGATTGCAGTTGCAGCAGTTACGCCACCTGACTCACCGCGAGAAACTTGGTGCTGACCAGAGATGTCCTCAAAGTCACTCTGCAGTTGCTGCACTT